CTGTTCTTCTGTATATCTACTTTTCATTTGACAAAAATAGTAAATTATTTGTTTTGGGGCAAACTTTTTATTATTTTTGTCAAAGATATGGCGATTTTAACCTTTAACAATTCATTTGAACCGCACAAAACACGATTTACTCATGTGTCGTTAAATGAGAAAGAGATACATAATTGTGTCCTTTATATGAAAAAAATATTCGAGCGTGACCAAAAAAATAGGCCACCTAGCTTAATTAAAAAAGAAAAGTATGAGCGAATGTTTACAAATCTTTGCGCTGTAACGGCAATATCTAGAGTTGTTAACTTCCCGTTTATTAATTATTCGAATTTTGATAAAGACCCAGTAACCCAACTAAGGGAGACCGTTGGGCCTCACTTTGATATTGTGGTATTTAATTATGGTGAGTTCCCGCTCTTCTACTATAAAATGTACAAAAAGGCTATTTTTATTTGTAAGGTGAGTAAACTGGAGTATATCGTTTGTGGGTATGGAACACCATATATCATAAACAGCTTCCATTCAAAATCATTAATTTCTAGTCCAGAGATAAGACAGAATTCAAGTATGAGCGCTTTCTATGGTTTTGAGCACCTTAGATCACTACCAAAAAACATTTATGATTTTAAAACTATGGTGAAATAAGGTATATTTATATATAAAATATATAGAAATGCCTAGACCAACAGCAGTAAATACTGGTACTAAAAAAAACAAAACGATTAAAAGAGGTAACATTGAGATGGCTTCATCGCCAGATGTTACAAGTGGTTATGAGGGGTTAACTTGGTTCTCATCAATAGCACCAGGTGACGGAGTTGTATTTGTAACAGATAGTTATATACAGGGGTACTCAAATTTAGCTAACGCAAGACCATTATTTTATACATCCCCAAGCACTTCAGATGCTGATTTAATAAAGACAATAAATGGTTTACCTGATAGAGTCGGTCAAACACGTTTTACGTTGGTAACTGACGCATTAAACTGGGTTGCGACCAGTGGTAAATACAAAATAGTTAATAAAGAAGCTGATTCGATTTACACGGATAATTTAAGGTTACACACAGAAATCGACAATATGACTTCATACCCTAAAGCGAGTACAATCTGGTACGATATGAGTGCCAATGGGCTTCATTTCAACGAGTGTAATTTCATTCCATCACCGAATGCTCTAGGATCTGGTGTTAGGGCTTATACGAATAGTACAGATATTTTAAATACGGATTACCATTCAATATTTTTCGCAATAGAATTTAATTCAACCGACCAATACCCAAATGGTTATACTGGTAGTTGGGAAAAAATATTCGGTTTTAATGCTGGTGGGTCCGATAGATCTCCAGGTATTTGGAGATGGCCATCTGAAAGAAAAATTCACTGGAGGTATGATCCGAGTAATAGCGGGTGTGACTTCGGCAAAAACTCTGACTACGCTGAATTCGATTTAAATAAAGTTTATTTTGTTGGTGTAACGAAAAATGGTGGTACTGCGACATGTTATGTTAATGGTGTACAGGTTAACCAAACGAATGTGTCTAACCCGAAAGCAGCTGGCTCTTCAGCCATAAACCTATTCGAATATTACACAGCTAATTTAGTGAAAATAAGTTCGATGTACATATATGGTTCGGTTTTAACTGAGGAACAAGTTAAGCAATTGTATTATAGATCCCAATTAGTAACAACAAACTTAAGATCGGCTTTTGATAGTTCGAATATTGTATCACACAAATTTAATTTAACCACTAACACTTGGGCCGACTTGGTTAACAATAATAATATACAATCTGGTTTTGGTAACGGTAACCCATCATGGGCTAACAACTTTACCGATATCACCATATGTGCTTTAATTGAAAAAACATCAGCGTCCAATAATAATTATGCGTGCCACCCGATACAAAAATGGAATTCAGGTTACAATGTGAATGCTTCGTTCGTATTGTATTTCTTTGATAATTATTATGGTAATAATGCCGATGGTTTACTTGGTTGGTATGGTTACACCACTAATAATGGTTGGACCGATATAACGTCAGGGAATTACTCGTACAGAATGGGTGTTGGTGAAATAGCACATATTGTATTACAACGTAATTCATCTGGTGGGCAGCTATGGGTTAATGGTGTAAAAATCGGAACCAGGGGTGGTGGTACAGGTACGTTGGGGCCAAATACAGCTGGTTACAGTGATATAGGTGTCTACGGTCCTCAAGCAAATGCTTGGGCTAAGGTTCATCAGACACTATTTTATGATAGGGAATTAACTGACGCTGAAATCGCACAAAACTTTAAAGCGGTACAGCATAGAATAAAAAAATAAAAGATAAAAAATATGTACACAATACACGAACAAGATGTAACAACCTTAAATCAAGGTATAACGGGATCTAGTTTTCCCCCATTTATTGTTAAAGATGCTAACGGTAACCACGTTTTTTTTGGTGTGACTAGACAACAATGTGAACAATGGATTGCGAATAATTCATAATATCAAACTATATATAATAAAACATTTTTACGATGAAGAAAATTTATAAAATGACGGAAGATCAAGTTGCTAACTTGATTACTAATAGAAAGAATTCTGTTAGTGAAACTTCTAGTCCCAAAGAAACAAAAAAGAAATATAAAATCACTGAGGAGCAGCTTAAAAGAATTTTTTCTGAGTTGGGGAAAAAAGTTGTTGGGGAAATGGATAATTATAACTACCCAATGGGTTCGGATACATCAGACGCACCATGGAATCAGGATGATGGTAACGTTAGACAAGGTGAATCGGTTAGTGGTAATTTTGTTGGTTTTGAGACAGCTGATAGTGAGTACTTACTAAAAGATAAACAAAGTAACCAATTGTATTACACATTAAATGATGTATGGTATGACATACATGGTGAGTTAGAGGATTACTTAGATATCCCACAAGAGGAGGCTGAAGATGAGGATGGTAGGTATTCAACTAACATCGATGATTGGAGATATGTTATAGAAGATACTGAGCTTTTAGATGCCTTATCTAGTTATATGAACTACCAATCTAAAAAAGGTGGTCTAAAGATAGCTAATGACGTGGACACTTGGGAAGATGCTGAACAAGAATTTCTTATTGTTAAACCAGAAACCCTAGAAGCTATCGGTTCAAAAACTTTAAGAGAAAAAGCTAAACAATTCTTAGGATTAAACTAAACAATTAAATAATTCTTTTTGATCTCGGGGTACCTCAATATATAAATGAGTGTACCCCATTTTTTTTGCCGCAGCGATTCTATGTCTACCATCTATTACACCCATTAAAGAATTTTCTGTTGATAAGAGTGGCGGCTCAACTGAGTCCGAAGTTTTAAGAAAAGAAATGCAATTTTGTATACGGGACAACGATGCCGCATTTTTTGTTTCAGGTGAAATAAAAAACTCAGGGCAATCGCTTTTCAATTTACTCAAAAGCTTATTCAAATCAACTGAGATTAATTGGTTGACTTCTGGGTCACTAAGTTTATATTTCATAAGGCAAATGTATATAAAAAATAATTAATAACAAAATCTTTTGTATTTCAGTTTGTATTTATATAAAAGCTTTAAGATGATAATTAAAAAAGAAGATATTTTAAATTCGTTTGTACAACAAGAGGGTCTTTGGCGTAACGCAAAAGAAAATATTGTCAATAAAAACTCCGTTGTTTTAGAAGTTGTTACAGATCTTTTTGAGATAAAAGAGGAATCAGAAAACCCATCGTTCTATATTTCAAAGAAAAAGGATACTTTTGGTAAACCAATGATGGAAAATGATGGTGAATGTTACCATGTTACCGTTAACCCCGAGTATAAAGATTTATCTTTTGTTTTTGAGGTGATAAACGATATGTACGAGAATAAGGAGTTTGGTTCTTTAGTTTCAGAATCAGAGTTTGTTTGTGAGGAATGTTTTGAGTTAATGATCGAAAAAAGATTATTCACTGACTTTGATAAGTGGGTTTTAAAAGATGTTATTTCTGAAGATGTTAAATACCATATACAAAACAATATTCCGTTGTTAGAAAACATCTATAGGCCTGGTAGTGATAAGCACATAAACCTAATTAAGGAAACTAGATTACTTTGGGAGAGAAAAATGATAACCCTCTCAAAATTAGACACAAAATTATTTGAGGCGACCGATCTTGGTTTATTTGATTACTATGATGGTGAACTAGTTGCTTTAGACCTACCATTTACAGATGACACTATCAATGAGGCAAAATATAAGGGTAAGGAGGTCGAGCTTAATAAACCCAAAAGAGGTGGTTCTAAGAAGTTTTACGTTTATGTTAGAAAACCTGGGGGTGGCGTTAAAAAAGTATCTTTTGGGGATACGACTGGTTTATCTGTAAAAATAAACGACCCTAAAGCTGGAAAATCCTTTTCTAAAAGACACGACTGTGCCAATAAAAAGGATAAGACTATGGCTGGTTATTGGGCTTGCAGGTTACCAAGATACGCCAGCTTGCTTGGTTTAAAATCTAAGTTTGGTGGATTCTGGTAAACCATATACTGATATTATATTATCGGATATTGCGATACCCGATAATAACGTTATTATTAGAGAATTCGATCAAGACATTAACCCAATTGAACTTAAATGGCATCGGGATGATGAAGATAGGGTTGTTGAAGTTTTAAACGAGACTGATTGGTTTTTTCAATACGATAATCAGTTACCAATACAATTAAAAGAAAATGTCTCGCTAAAAATAGCAAGACACGACTGGCATAGAGTTATAAAGGGGACTGGTAAACTTAGGTTAAGAATAACTAAAAGTTAACCCTACAGGTACCGTAAACGCTTTTAGAATTATCTTCATCATCTAACCACTGAAGACCAGAGTTTGGTCCACCATAGAATATGAAGTTTGAGTTATCATCCATAAATTTTTCTTCACCACCTTCTGGCACAACAATTTCAACGCCCTGTAATTGTATTGGTTGGTCTTTTGTTTCATAATTTAAAACACCCCCGTAATTAAAAACGTATAAAGGTTTGTACTTAGCAAACCTTCTAAACAACTCAACATTAATTTTTCTATCACAACCTATCCTACCGTTAAAAGCATAGCATAACGCTTCGGCTGTTGCCCCATTAACTCGAAAATTATGTACCGATATTATTTCAACTATTGGATTTTCGTAAATCATCTAATAACGTGTCAACATTATGATACAAATTATCTAATGTACCATTATTTATTATTTCGGATGTTATACCTGTAATTGAATCCATTTCTTTTTCGGATGGATGTTCATCCACGGAAATAATGCTAGGTCTTTGTACTTTCCAAACATTACCACCTAATTCTAAAATTGCGTCTGCTTCGTGTTGAAAGCGTACATCGCAAATAACAACGTTTAAATGTTTATTATTTTCATACCATTGTTTAAACCTTTTAACCCAAATTTTTCTACCGATTACTTCAAACTCTGGGATATGTTTTTGGATATCGTATTGAAATAATTCAGTACCCATAACTTGTAGAACCAATCTTGGCGTCACACCCCAGATAGGGTCCACCGTATCTTTACTATCACCGAACACCTGGTCATCGGTAAAACCGAATATTTCCATAGCGCCACGTTTAAGTGGGTTCGCAAAACTATATTTAACAAAACCCTTGTTATTTACTAAGTAATCACCTGTTGTGTCTTTACCTGATCTTTTTTTACCTAATACACCTACTATCATTTTATTTTCTTTTTACAAAAATAATAAAAGATATATAAAAAAACAAATCCCCTTTCGGGGATTTTTTTATTTACTTAAAAATTCATCAATTATCGATTTCTGTATCCTATTTAAATAGTCTTTAGGTTCTTCTTGAACAGGTTGTTGTTCAGTTGTATCTTCCGAATCCTTGTTTTGTATTTTATTTAAGATA